ATAAACACGTCCCAAGAATGTTACACGTCCATCCCCGATCATTTGCGATTTCAATTTCAATCCGAGGTCTTTAGCCACGGCTTCCAAATCAAAACGCGAATCATCGAGTCCGTCGTCTCCATACTTGGGTCCAATACTGTTAAACGCATCAATAGTGTCGAGACCGTATTTCCTCGCGGCCGCGTACACTACAAACGCATTAATCAGTGTGTTACCAATAGTCGTTAGAGGAGATCCTGACAACCTACTTCCTCCTGTGTTGTAATCGACACGGTACTCAGTCTTCGCTTCAAGACTGAGTTCTTCCGCAAGCAAGAGATGCAATGCCGGTCGATCAACTTCATTGGTCCAGTTAACGAGACACGGAAATTCGACATTCCGTCGAAGCCATGCTGAGATAGTACCGTCAAATCGTGAGTAGTCTGTCTCGTTAACCTGTCTTTGGTGCCCGTGGAGTTTCGTCACAAATTCTTGCACACAAGTCGCGATCACTGTTGGAACAGATCCAGGACAATACCACTTACCACGCCGTCCATCAGGCCCGAACGTCTTCTTCAGATGTTCAGCAAACGGGTAAGTGTATGTTGACAAATTACGCATGTGGTTAGTACTTGTCATGGAAATGTTACGCGGATCTTTGGCTCCTCCGTAAACCTCTCTCTTTTGGAAAGCAGTTACACGGTTTGGCCGTTTGATCGGCGTGCGATCATCGCGCTTGCGACGCAATATTTGTGCTGGAAGGGTCTGTTCTTTGTCGACCTGTTCAATCGTCCAAGGACGTCCTTTAGCTGGCACCCATTCAATTGGAACATACGACGCACCAGGATGGTGTTGTTGACCCCGAGTTGCTGTACGACAAACAATATCAGCGAATTCTTTTGCAAACTTTGCAAATTCATCGTCTGGTATCGTGTCATTCAACACTTTGTCAACACGTCCATGTATACATGCAACGTCGTTTGTTTCACAACTGTTTGGAGCAGCACCAAGATCGTCATTGTGAACGATGTATGGAGCTAACAACATGGCC